AATTCTGTTGAGGAGGTGACAGAAGTGACAGTTACATTCTCTGTTGTACCAGAACCAGATGTTACGTTTAGGTCAACGACATCACCAACAGCTAATGTTTCTGCACCACTGTGAGTAACAGTTATAGTATTAGTTGATTGAGAATAAGTACTGGATTGCGGAACATCTTCCTTATAGAAACTAACTACTTCGGCTGAAACTGTAGCAGAAGTTGTACGAGTGACAGTAAAAACAGTTGACGAAGTAACTGAAGCTACTGTTAGTTCTTCTCTGACTTCAGTAAAATCTGAACCAACATTAAGTATTACATTTAAAACATCACCTACATTTATTGTTTCACTACCATCATGTGTAATTGTTACTGTTGTTCCTGACTGACTGTAACTACCAGTTTCTACAGTGATACCTTCTATTTCAACTAACTTTCCAGCAGCATCAAATACAACATTATTACCTAATGAACTATTACCAAATTCCTTAAGATAAGAATCTAACTGCTGATCTGTAATTTCACCAAAATAATGTGATTGAAATACACTTCCACCAAAATCATCTTCAAACGGCATTAGACAGAAACCTCAATTTGATCTGTATCAATTCCATTTGATACGTTTATACTTCCGACAAAAATATCTCCATATACAAGAGGTAAGGCTACACCTGCTCTTGATACGTTTGTGACCCCACTAAAGGCAAAGTTGACAGTGGCATCTTCTGGTTCTAAAGATGACATTGGTTTTGGTTTTGGTGTTAGATAATTTGTGACATCTTGAAGAACTAATCCAAGTCCAAGATTTAAAGCTACTGAACCTAGAAAAGTTTTAAATCCAAGTGCTTTTGCACCACCAATTAAAGCAGCACCTAGCAAAGCAAAGAAGAAAGCACCCTCTACAACAGGTATAATTTTAATTTCATCTTTTATTGGATTTAATAAATCATTCTCTGTAGCATCATATCCACCCATATCCACTCGATAGTATTTATCCATCATGTATGTTTCCAACTCTGGGTGATTACAACGCAGAAAACGCATAACTTCTATAGGATTTTTAACTTCTGCCTTCTGTTCTTTCCATCCTACAAAATCTGCCAGATCTCCATATAGTTTTACTGTCTTAAGCATGGATCT